TACAGCGCCAAGCTGGGTGCGGATGATCTGAAAAACCGCGTCGAGTTCTACACACCAGGCGTGGCGCCGGCGCGCACGCTGGCCGTCACCTGTTCGGTCGACGTGCAGGACAACCGGCTGGCGGTGTCGCTGTGGGGCTGGGGCCGCGACGAAGAAGGATGGATCATTGACCACATGGAGATCTACGGCGACCCGTCGCAGCCAAAGCTGTGGGCACAGCTGGACGAAGTGGTGCTGAAGCCGGTGGCGCATGAGCTGGCGCAACCCATGAAGATCGCGGCCACGGCCATCGACAGCGGTGGCCACTACACCAGCGAGGTGTACGCCTACTGCCGCGACCGACGTGCGCACAACGTGTTCGCCATCAAGGGTCAGTCACAACGCGGCAAGCAGCCAATCGGAAAACCCAGCAAGGTCGATCTGAACTGGAAGGGCCGCACCATCAAATCTGGCGCCGAGGTCTACCCAGTCGGCACGGACACCATCAAGTCGACGGTGTTCGCACGGCTGAAGCTGAACGAGCCAGGCCCAGGCTATTTCCATTTCCACGCAGAGCTGCCGCGGGACTACTTCGACCAGCTGACCGCGGAAAAACAGATCACGCGATACGTCAAGGGTTTTCCCGTACGCGAGTGGGTCAAAAAGTCGGGCGCGCGCAACGAAGCGCTGGACACTTTGGTCTACGGCTACGCCGCATTGCAGTGGCTTTACACGCGTTTCAACCGCCGAACCATCTGGGATCAGTTCGAAAAGTCACTAAATGTCACGCCAAAACAAGAGGCAGAAAAGGCACCCGAACCGCAGAATAGGCGCAGACAGGCTAAAATAGCGCGAAACAACTTTATGACGAGCTGGTAAACCATGAACGTCCCTGCCCTGATCTATGCTGGCGACACTGTAAAGTGGAACGAGCCAGCCACCCCCGACTACAGCAGCGCGTCTGGCTGGGCGGCCACGTTTTCGCTTCGTCATGCCACCGGCAACGATGCGCTGAACATCACCGGATCAGCCGATGGCGCTGGCGGGTGGAACTTCACCATCACCGCAACGCAGACCGCAGCGCTGCATGTGAACGGCCACTGGTGGCAAATGGTCGTCACCAAAGACATCGAACGCTACACCATCGGCACCGGAAAGATCGAGACGCAGGCCAACATTCCAGCGTCTGGCAACACGTTCGACGGACGCACCCAGTTCGAAATCGACTTGGACGCCATTCGTGCAGAGATGCGCGCCCGCGTCAGTGGCGGCAGCGTCCAGGAATACAGCATCGGCAACCGTTCGCTGAAGAAAATGCCCATGGCCGATCTGATCGCCTTGGAAACCAAACTGAAGTCAGACGTGGCACGCGAAACGCGCCGCAAGCGTATGGCGCAGGGTTTGGATAGTGGCCGCGCGGTCTATGTTCGATTTGGGGGCAAATAATGGGAATTCGTGACTGGTTCAAAAGCAAGCCACAGGCTGCCCCGACCCGCCGCCGCAGTTTTGATGGCGCGATGCACAACCGATTGGTGGCTGACTGGGTTACCACCAGCAACAGTATGGACGCGGAGATCCGCAAGGATCTGGGCAAGCTGCGCGACAGAAGCCGCGACTTGGCACGCAACAACGACTACGCAAGAAACGCAATCCGCGTGATCACCAACAATGTGGTGGGCCAAGGCATCACCATGCAGGCAGCGGTAAAGATGCGTCGCGGCAACAAGATGGACGACGCGACCAACACGGCCATCGAAGCAGCCTGGACCAACTGGAAAAAGAAGTTGAACTGCCACACAGGCGGGTCGCTGTCGTTTGCTGACATTGAGCGCCAGATCATGCACGCCATCGTCGAATCCGGCGAAGTGTTCGTGCGCAAGGTGAACTACACGTTCGGCAAGTCCAAGATCCCGCTGGCGCTTGAAGTCATCGAAGCGGACATGCTGGACCACAACCTGAACATTACAGCCCGCAACGGAAACGAGATCCGCATGGGTGTAGAGCGCAACAGCTGGGGCCGTCCCGTGGCGTACCACTTCCGACGCGGCCATCCTGGTGACTACCCGTTCGGCGCTGGCGCAGTGTCCAACGAATGGAAGATCATTCCGGCTGGCGAGATCATCCATCTGTTCAAGCAGGACCGCCCAGGCCAAACCCGTGGCGTGCCATGGCTGGCCAGCGCAATCATGCGCCTGCACCACCTGGGTGGCTACACCGAAGCCGAAGTCATCGCGGCCCGCGCTGAAGCCTGCCGTATGGGTTTCATTCAATCGCCAGAGGAAGACGCGCTGCAAGACGGCACGGAAGCTGGCCAGGCTGTAACCAGCTTCGAGCCAGGCAAGATCGAACGCCTGCAGCCTGGTGAAACATACACCGAGAGCAAGCCCAACCGACCAGGTGGCCAGTTCGAACCGTTCGTGCGCGCAATGCTGCGTTCGATGGCGGCCGGCATTGGCGTGAGCTACGCCACGCTGTCCCGCGATTACAGCGACACCAACTACAGCAGCAGCCGTCTAGCCTTGCTGGACGACCGCGACAACTGGCGCGTGCTGCAGTCTTGGTTGATCGAGAATTTTCACAAACCCGTCTTCGAAGAATGGCTGAACTTGGCCGAGCTGTCGGGCGAACTGAGCCTGCCAGGCTACAACCTGAACCCTGAACCCTACCGCGCAGTGCGCTGGATTCCACGCGGCTGGCAGTGGGTCGATCCCGTCAAAGAGATCGCCGCCTACAAGGAAGCCGTGCGCTGTGGTTTCACCACGCAGGCCGACGTCATCGCTCAAGGTGGCGGCGACATCGAAGACGTGTTCCAGCAGCGCCAGCGCGAACTGGAAATGGCTTCGGACATGGATCTGGTGTTCGACACGGACCCAGGATCTGTGGCCGGAAACGGTGCCGCACAAGCGTCCGATCAGTCATCGGACATCACAGCAAGTCAGTGATCGCTGACTTGGCGGTATAATTTCCCCAGCACACAATCCAGCTTTCTGGGGAAACTATGCAAGACACCGAAAAACGGTTCCAGCTGCCGCAGCTTACGCGAGCAATTCAACAAGTCGAAGAAGTCACCGTCTTCGCTGAAGAACGCATCATCGAATTTCCGTTTTCGAGCGAGGAACCTGTCGAACGCTATTTCGGCATGGAAGTTCTGAGCCACAAAAACGGCGCCGCTGACTTGGGCCGTTTGAATAATGCAGCGCCCTTGCTGTTCAACCACGACATGGACGAGATCCGTGGCGTCGTCGAAAAAGCATGGCTGCAAGACGGTCGCGGATGGTGCCGTGTCCGCTTCGCCAAGACTGAAGATTCAGAGGAAGCGTTGGGCATGGTGCAAGACGGCATCCTGCGCAACGTGTCGTTCGGCTACCGCATCAGCGAGATGGTCGAATCCATCAAGGATGGCGTGTCCACATTTACGGCGACCAAGTGGGAACCGTACGAAGTATCGCTAGTCACAGTGCCGGCCGACCCCACCGTGGGCATTGGTCGCTCTGTGACCGACGATGAGCGCGATGTCGTTGTGCATCGCATTTCTGAGGAATCCGCACAGCCTGCGGACGTTACCATCGAGGAACCAACCATGACCGAGCAAACCACACCCGCTGTGGACGTGCAGGTGGTCGCTACGCAGGCTGCTGAAGCCGAACGCGCCCGCATTGCAAACATCAGCGCACTTGGTGAGCGTTTCAACGCTTCCGAGTTGAGCCGCAAACTTATCAATGAGGGCAAGTCCATGGACGAAGCCCGCGCAATTTTCTTAGAGGAAATCAAAGTGGACCAAAAACCAGTCACCGGCAAAGAAGCCGACATCGGCCTGAGCGACAAAGAAGTTCGCCAGTTCTCATTCCTGCGCGCCATGAACGCGTTGGCTAATCCTGGCGACAAAGCCGCATGGGCAGCTGCTGCATTCGAACGCGAAGTGTCTGACGCTGGCGCCAAGGCTGCCGGCAAAGCATCACGCGGAATCTTCGTGCCAGGCGAGATCTTGCGCGCTAACAAGCGTGACCTGACTGCAGGCACCAACAACGCTGGCGGCTTCACCGTTGCCACCGACTTGATGGCTGACAGTTTCATCGAAATGTTGCGCAACCGCGCTGTGGCAATACGCGCCGGCGCTACCGTGATGAACGGTTTGACTGGCAACGTCGCTATCCCCAAGCAGTCTGCTGCTGCCACCGCCTACTGGGTCGCTGAATCTGGCGCACCGACAGAGAGCCAACAGACTTTGGGCCAAGTCACCTTGTCGCCAAAGACAGTGGGTGCCTTTACCGACTTCAGCCGCCGCTTGATCTTGCAGTCCAGCGTGGACGTCGAGAACATGGTGCGCCGCGATTTGTCATCCGTGTTGGCTTTGGCCATCGACACTGCTGCCTTGTACGGCACAGGTTCGAACAACCAGCCTACCGGCTTGAAGAACATCAGCGGCATCAACACCAAAGACTTCGCAGCAACGAACCCCACGTTCGCTGAAGTCGTTGGCATCGAAACCGAAGTGGCAACCGACAACGCCGACATCGGCAACTTGGCCTACTTGGTGAACCCAGCCCAACGCGGCGCCTTCAAGACCACTGAAAAGACCAGCACATCCACTGGCCAGTTCATCTGGGAACCAGGCAACACCGTGAACGGCTACCGCACCGAAGTGTCCAACCAAGTGACCGCCGGCGACGTGTGGTTCGGTAACTGGGCTGATTTGTTGATCGGCTTCTGGTCTGGTTTGGACTTGATGGTCGACCCATACGCTGGCGCCACAAGCGGCACCGTGCGCGTCATCGCATTGCAAGACTGCGACATCGCTGTCCGCAACGCAGTGTCGTTCTGCTACGGCAACGCAAGCATCGCCTAATAGGTGACAATAAGGGGCCGGAGCAATCCGGCCCTTTTCCAATGTACTGACGAAAGCGATTTCACATGCAAGTTTTAATCACCCGCACAACAGTGGCCAACAAGCAGTTCGTCCGCGAAGGTTCGACCGTGGATCTGGACGACAACGAAGCCAAACAGCTGATCGCCTTGGGCAAGGCTGTGGCTGTTGGCGGTGACGAACCTGCATCTGAAACCGCTGTCGAAGCCGACGAGCTGACCACAGAGAACGCAGAAGCCGTCATGGCCACTGCAGCGCCAAAGGGCAAGCGCCGTGGCGCTAAGTGAGAACCTGGACGCGTTCCTGGCTGACTTCGGTGTAGCAGTCACCGACGGCACGACCGCGACCACCGGCGTTCTGGACATGCCCAGCGAAGTCATCGCTGGCGGCATGGTCATCACGACCGACTACGCGCTGACGATCAAGTCGAGCGTTTACCCCAACCTGAAATATGCCGACAGCCTGACCGTCGACGGAGCCGCGTTCACCGTGCGCGAAGTGCGCGCCCAAGACGACGGAAAATTCAGCATCGTTTACCTGTCGAAAGTCTGATCATGGCCAGCAAGCGCGAAACCATCCTGCAGCGCATCGTGACGGCATTGTCCGGCACCACTGGCGTCAGCACCCGCATTTATCGCAGCCGCGTCGAGCCATTGGCCCGTGGCGAGGCACCAGCCATCGTGGTGGAGCCTGTCAGCGATGCAGCCGAGCAGGACACACTTGGCACACTGATGTGGACGCTGACGTTCCGCGTGTCCGTCATCGTGCGTGGCGCGGTTCCTGACCAGCTGGCAGACCCAGCTATGCTGGACGTCCACAGCAAACTGATGGCCGACGACACACTGGACGGCTTGGTCATCCAGCTGCTGCCGACCACAGTTTCATTCGAAACCATCGAGGCTGATCAGCCCGCTGGTGTCGTGTCCGCAGAATTCACAGCGCAGTACCGAACAGCGCTTAATTCCCTGAGTTAAAATCCGAACACATCACGCGAGGTTTCACCATGGCACTACTCACACGCAAACGCACGATCTTGGCTAAGATCGAAACGACATACGGCACAGACCCAACCCCAACGGGTTCGGCAAACGCCATTCTGGTCCGCAATATGTCGATCACGCCGCTGAACGCAGAGAACGTCAGCCGCGATTTGGTCCGCCCATATCTTGGCGCGTCTGAGCAGCTGATCGCATCTTCGTATGTCAGTATCGAATTCGAAGTCGAGATGGCAGGATCTGGCACGGCCGGCACGGCGCCCGCATACGGTTCGCTGTTGCAGGCTTGCGGCATGAGCGAAACCGTGGTCGCAGTCACATCGGTGACATACGCGCCCGTGTCTTCGGCATTCAAGTCTGTGACCCTGTACTACAACGTGGACGGCGTCCTGCATAAGATTACAGGCGCACGCGGCAACGTCGAAATGACGATCAATTCGCGTCAGATCCCAGTGTTCAAATTCTCATTCACTGGCCTGTTTAACGCACCAACAGATGCTGCCGCACCATCTGTTACTTACACATCGTTCCAGACCCCATTGGCCGCAAACAGCGACAACACGACTGGCTTCAGCCTGTTCAGCTATTCAGGCGCCATGGAATCCATGAGCATCAATTTCAACAACGCCATCCAGTATCGTTCATTGATCGGCGCCGAAGACGTTCTGATGACTGATCGCCAGGTGTCTGGCCAGGTCGTGTTCGAAGCGCCAACCATCGCCACGAAAGACTTTTTCAGCTTGGCGCTGGGCACCACACTTGGCGCACTGGACATCACCCATGGCACCACAGGTGGCAACAAGGTGCAGATCGTTTCCAGCCGCGTGGACGTATCAAACCCAAGCTACCAGGACCAAAACGGCATCCAGATGCTGCAGGTCCCGATGACGTTCGTGCCAAGCACCAGCGGCAACGACGAAATCAGCATCGTGGTCAAATAAACCACCCTGCCCCAACCCAGCCCGCTACCAAGCGGGCTTTCCCATTTGAAAGGTCCAAAATGTTCAAGATCAGCAAAGTCACAGATTACAAATGGCCGGTCGCAGTTCACTTCCCAGTGGATGGCGGCCGCACCGAAAAATCCACCTTCGACTGCACGTTTAAGCGCCTGTCGCAAACGCGCATTCAGGAGATCCGCACAGCCATCGAGAAAAGCGAGATCACCGACGTGGAGCTGGCCCGCGAAGTGATGCTGGACTGGTCTGGCGTGAGCAATGAAGATGGCGACGTGCAATTCAGCGAGAGCGCCCGCGACGAAATGCTGGACATTCCTATGGTGGCCAGCGCTGTCGTCATGGCGCTATTCGAAAGCATCAGCGGAGCCAAGCGAAAAAACTAATGGACGCCGCCCAGCATTGGGCACGGGGCGGCGTGAAAGACGAAACGGCCAGCGACTTGGCTGCTTTTGGTGCGCCCGTCGAAATGATCCAGAGCATCGACACGTCCAAAGACGATTTCGAGGTTTGGGAAGACAACATGGACGCGATGGTCATGTTCCTGAAGCTGCAGACCCAGTGGGTCGTCATCGAAGGCGGTTTCATCGGTCTGAATTACCAGAGCGTCCAGTTTCTATTTACAATCGGGGCAGTGGCCAACCAGGCCGAAATGATGGACGACCTGCAGGCCATGGAGATGGCAGCGCTGCAGGTACTGAACAAACGCAAGGACTGAAATGCACGCCGAGACTTTGCCAAAAACAGCGAAAGCAGCAGCCGAAGCCGGCTTGGCTGCATATTTCACTGGCAAGTCATGTCCCGAAGGCCATTTCGCGCCACGCCGCGTCATCAACAGAGCATGCAGCGAATGCGATTCGATGAAAGCAAAGCAGGCGCACCGACAGATCGCAAAACTTCGCTGGCTTAAACAGAATGCAGACAAGGCACGCGAGGCATCCAGAAAGTGGAAAGCCGATAATGCTGCCAGAGTGCTGGAAATAAACGCGTCACGCAGGACTGTGTCCAAAGGCTTAACAGCGGCCCAGCGCGCGCAGATGGCGGCCATTTATGCCGATGCGAAAGCACTGACGGCCGACACCGGAATTGCTTGGCATGTGGATCACATTGTCCCGTTGAAACACGATCTGGTTTGCGGGCTTCACGTGCCAGCTAACCTGCAAATCATTCAGGCGTCTGAGAACCTGAGCAAAAACAACTTTTTCGAGATTGGTGGCTGATTATGGATATGGCGGTCGCCTTAAAAATTTCCGCCGGCGTCACCGGCCAGCAGGCTGTCGACCAGCTGCGCACAAGCATGGACCGCCTGGATGGCACCGTAGGCAAGATAAAAATTGCGTTTGGTGCCTTGGGTGGCGCGGCAGTTCTTGCTGGCTTTGTTGGCATGATTAAGGGCGCCATCGACGCCGGCGACAAACTGAACGACCTGAGCCAGAAAACCGGCATCGCTGTCGAGGATCTGGACGCGCTGGGTTTTGCGGCCGAGCTGAACGGAAGCAATCTGGATCAAGTGTCTGGCGCGCTGTCGAAGCTGGCCAAAAACATGGCAGAGGCGGCCGGTGGCAGCAAAGAAGCCATTGCGGTTTTCGGGCAGTTTGGAATTAGCCAGGCCGAAATCAAGTCCGGCGCGATCAACACAACTGAGGCCATGGCGCGCATCGCTGACAAGATCGCCGCCATGCCTGACGGTTGGCAGAAAGCCGCTGCAGCCCAAAAAGTATTTGGCAAGTCGGCCGCTGACATCGTGCCACTGCTGAACGCCGGCGGCAATGCAATCCGCGACGCCCGCGCCGAACTGGAAGGATACGGCGCACTGTTCACTGGCGGGTTTGCAAAAGCATCTGACGACTTCAACGATCAAATGGTGCTGATGCGCCGCATGGCAGGTGCGCTTAGTTTGAGTTTTGCCAAAGAACTGCTGCCAGTGATGTCGGGGTTCCTGAAGGGCCTGATTGACGCAAAAATGCGCATCGATGACGTGGCTGGCGACATGTCGCTGGCTGAATGGGCTGGTGAATCAGCAAAAGCCATCGCAGCACTTGTCGACGTGATCCGAGTGTCTGCGCAAAGCACAATCGCACTGGCCGGCAGCTTTCAAGCTGTTTGGGCGGACATCAAGCTGGCCGGCACGTTCTTGGCTGGTGGTGAAGGCTTGAACCCATTTTCAGCCGAAAACAAAAAAATTCTTAATGACGCCTTAGCAGAACGTAATGCGACAGTCGAAGCCGCAAATCAGCGCTATGTGACGCTGTGGAAAATGAACGGCAGCGCCACATTTGACGCCGTCAAAGCGCAAATGGACAAACTCAAATCGACCGTCAAGCAGGCTGGCGAACCTGGCACGGCTGGCAAGGGTGGTGGCGGTTTTGGGGGCTTCGACTTCGGCGCAGGCAAGGAAAGCGAATTCGAAAAATACAAGAAGCAGCTGGAAGAACAACTGTCCAAAACCGGCGAATTGACCAAGGCCGAAGAAACGCTGCGTTTGGTGCAGACTGATCGATTCAAGGAAGCGAGCGCAGCAGAGCGCCAGCAGCTGGTCAACATTGCCAAGCAGATTGACAGCGCGCAGACATTTCAGAAGATCCAAGAGCTGGCCCGCAAGGAAGCTGGCGCAATCGAAATGCTGCGCCTGGAAGGTGAGCAGGTCAACATGACCGCCCGCGAATACCAAAAGCTGGTGGCCGTCCGGCAGCACGAACTGGAAGTGGCCGAAGCCACCAAGAAAATGAGTGCCGAAGACGCTGCACGCTATCGCGAAGCCGCTGACGGTCTATTCAAAATGAAAGAAGGCATTAAGCAGGTCAACTACGAACAGTCGCGCACATTCGAGACTGGCGCCAAACGCGCATTCAACACCTACATCGACCAGATCCAGGACGTCGCACGTTCGACCGAGGCGGCATTCAGCAACGCATTCCGAGGCATGGAAGACGCGCTGGTCAACTTCGTGATGACCGGCAAACTGAACTTCAAAGACCTGGCCAGCAGCATCCTGCAAGACATGGCCCGCATGCTGATCCAGCAGCAGATCATGGCGCCACTGATGGCCGCAGCCAAAGCCGGTTTCGGGTTTGCCGATGGCGGTGTGATGACGTCTGGCGGACCCATGCCGCTGAAGACCTATTCGAACGGCGGCATCGCCAACAGTCCACAGCTTGCGCTGTTCGGTGAAGGCCGAATGAACGAAGCCTACGTGCCACTGCCAGACGGCCGCAGCATCCCTGTGACTATGCAAGGCGGCGCAGCTGGCGGCAACGTCAACAACGTGACCGTGAACGTCAGCGTCGAGAATACCGGCGACCAGGTCAAAGGCGACCAAGGCGCTGACAACTTGGGCCGCGTCATTGCGAACGCGGTCAAATCAGAACTGATCAACCAAAAACGCCCAGGCGGACTGCTGGCAGCATAAGACATGGCAACATTCAGCTACACCCCAGACTTCGGCGCCCAGGCCGCATACAAGCCGCGAGTGCGAATTACGCAGTTCGGTGACGGCTACGAACAACGCGTGGCCGACGGCATCAACGTGAACGCACAGGTGTGGAACCTGCAGTTCAACAACAGGACCAACACTGAGGCTGGCAACATCATCACGTTTCTGGCGACGCGCAACGCTGTCGAGGCGTTCGACTGGACGCCACCAAACGAAGGCACGGCCATCAAAGTGGTGTGCCGTGAGTGGAACAAGACGGTGTCACGCAACAACCTGAACAACGTATCTGCGACATTCCAGCAGGTATTCCAGCCATGACATCAGCAGCCATCACCACAGAGATCCAGAAGCTGGAACCATCGGCAGTCATCGAGCTGTTCGAAATGGATGCGACCGCATTTGGCGGCGACTTGCTGCGCTTCCATGCAGGCACAAACGGGCTGTCTTCAAACGTGGTCTGGCAGGGCAACACGTATACCGCCTACCCTATCAAGGCCACCGGCTTCGAGCTGACCGGCAACGGCCAGCTGCCACGGCCAAAGCTGACGGTGTCAAACACCACCGGCGCCATCACGCTGATGGTGCTGACTTATGACGACCTGCTTGGCGCCAAGATCACACGCAAGCGCACCATGGTGAAATACTTGGACGCTGTGAACTACCCAGCGCGCCGAAATTTGCTGACGTACTCGCAAGAGTTCAACAGCTGGACAAAAAGCAATGCGACTGTCGCGTCCGACGTCGATCTAAACCCGTTTGGCGATCTGCTGGCGGACCGTTTAATTCCGACAACCACATCAGGAACTCATAGCGTTTCGCGCGCAGCCACTGCAGTTGCCATCGGTAACGTCAGAACATTTAGCATATACGTCAACCGATCAACTGGTGAACGCTACGTCAGATTAGCGTTTACAACCGCAAACTTTGCAAACGGATCTGCCTATTACGATTTGGACACAGGCGCCGTTTCAAACGTAGGATCTGGTTCAGTTGCTACGGCTGTTGAGATGTCGAACGGTTGGTGGCGGCTGTCACTGACAGCGACAGCAACTACGGCAGGAACGGCCAGTGCTATTGCTTACAGCTACAGAGCCATTGGTGCCAGTTATGCCGGCGACGGCATTGTGGGACCATTGCTGTTTGGCGCACAGGTCGACGCTGGATCTTCGGCGTCAGACTACCAATACATCGGAGCATCATTTTCACAGAACCCTACTGCGGACCCCACGGCCGAATTCCCAAACGACGTGTTTTTCATCGACCGCAAGGCGACCGAGACACGCGACCTGGTGGAATTTGAACTGGCTGCGTCGTTCGATGTGGCCGGTGTACTGCTGCCAAAGCGTCAGATCATCCAGAACGTCTGCGTTTGGAAATACAAAGGCACCGAGTGCGGCTACGCCGGCACAAAGTATTTCGACGCCAACGATCAGCCGGTGGGCAGTTCTGGGCTGGACGTTTGCGGCAAGCGACTGACCAGCTGCGAAAAGCGATTTACCCGCACCGCAAGCAGTCTGTGGTTTGGCAGCTATCAAGTCATCGACCCGCTGCCGTTTGGTTCGTTCCCAAGCGCTGGACTGGCCCGATGAATGAACAGACCAAGGCAGACATCATCCTGCATGCGCGCGCGGAATTCCCACGCGAGGCTTGCGGGCTGCTGACGGTCTGGCAAGGCAAAGAGCGCTACAAGCCCTGCCGCAACATGGCGGTGGGTACTGACCAGTTCGTAATGCACCCGCAGGATTATGCCGAAGCGGATCTGGCTGGCGACATCATCGCCGTCGTTCACAGCCACCCGAATCTAACCCCAGAGCCATCGCAGTCAGATCGCGTTGCATGCAACGCCAGCGGACTGCCGTGGCACATCGTGTCGGTTCCCGACGAACAGTGGTCCTACATGGAGCCAGACGGCTACCAGGCGCCCTTGGTTGGCCGTGAGTGGTCGCACGGCGTGCTGGACTGCTACGCGATCATCCGTGACTGGTTTGAGCTGGAACGCGGCATCACCCTGCCCGACTTCGGCCGCCACGACGAATGGTGGCTGCGCGGCGACAACCTTTACATGGAAAACTTTGGCGGCGCTGGGTTCACTGAGGTGGCGCAGGACAAACTGCAGCCTGGTGACGTGATCCTGATGCGAATTTTTAGCCCAGTGCCAAACCACGGCGCTGTCTACTTGGGCGATAATCACATCATCCACCACGTACAGAACCGGCTTTCATGCCGTGAGCCGTACAGCATCTTCTGGCGCAACCGAACAACGCATTTCCTGAGACATGAAAAAAATCATTCTGCTGGGTGAACTTGGCAAGCGTTACGGACGCAAGCACATGCTAGACGTCAGGTCTGCAGCCGAAGCCGTGCGCGCGCTTTGCGCCAACTTTGCAGACTTCGCCAGCTTCGTGTCGACGTCGCAGGAACGCAACGTCGGATACCGCGTGATCAATGTGCGCGAAGACATCACAGTGGACGAGCTGCACCATCCAGCCGGCAAGACCATCACCATTGCACCTGTGATCGCTGGCGCTGGCGGTGGGCTGACCAACATTCTGCTGGGTGGAACGCTGATCGCGGCATCCATCCTGCTGCCACCTGGACCATGGACGCAGCCGCTGATGACAATCGGCGCAGCCATGGCGCTTGGCGGCGCTGCGCAGCTGCTATCACCCGTTCCGAAGACGCCTGCCAATTCAGGCGAGGAAGTCAAACAGTCCTACGTCTTCAGCGGCGCCGTAAACACCACCAGCCAAGGTCAGCCCGTGCCGTTTGGCTACGGCCGCATGATCGTCGGCAGTGCCGTGATCAGCGCCGGCATCAATGTAGAGGACGTTGTGGCATGACAGATTTGAGATCACGGGCGTTTGCGAACACGTTGGACGCGGTATCAGAAGGCGAAATCGTTGGCCTAGTGAATGGACACAAATCCATTTACCTGAACGGCACGCAGTACCAAAGCGACAGCGGCGACTACAACTTTGAAAACGTGACGGTGGCCACGCGTGTGGGCACCAACGACCAGCAGTATCTGTCTGGTTTCCCCTATGTCGAATCAGAAACGGCTGTGAACGTCGAATTAAAATCGACCGCAGACGTCGTCCGTTCAGTGAGCAATCCAGACGTGAACTGCGTGCGCGTCACATTAAGCGTTCAGTCGCTGTTCAAGCAAAAGGACGACGGCAGCATCAGCGGTTCAACGGTGGACATTGCCATCGACGTCCAAAGCGGCGGCGGTGCCTACGTTCAAAAGATCGCCAACACGATCAGTGGCAAGGCCCAAAGCAAGTATCAGCGCAGCTTTTTGGTCTACCTAGACGGCGATGGACCATGGAACATTCGCGTGCGTCGTCTAACCGAAGACAGCACCGACCTGAAGCTGCAAAACAAAACCTACTTTGACAGCTACACCGAGATCATCGAACGACGCCTGCGCTATCCAAACACTGCGCTGGTGGCGATGCGTTTTGATTCTGAGAGCTTCAGCGGAGTGCCTACGCGCGCCTACGACATGAAGCTGCTGAAGGTCAAGGTTCCCGTGAACTACGACCCAGCGGCACGCACCTATACCGGCAGCTGGAACGGCACATTCAAGACCGCGTGGACCGACAATCCAGCTTGGTGTTTCTACGACGTCATCACCAACACCAGGTATGGCATCGGCAGCTTCATCGACGCGTCGCAGGTCGATAAGTGGGCGCTGTACACCATCGCGCAATATTGCGACCAGTTGGTCCCGAACGGCTTTGGTGGCTACGAACCGCGCTTCACGTGCAACATGTACCTGCAAAGCCGCGTTGAGGCATTCAAGCTGGTGCAGGATCTGGCGTCCTGTTTCCGTTCGATGGTTTACTGGGCATCTGGCAGCCTGACGCTGTCGCAAGATTCGCCCAGCGACCCTGTGGCGCTTTACACGCAAGCCAACGTGCTGGACGGCAAGTTCAGCTACACCGGCAGCAGCGCCAAAGCGCGTCACACGGTGGCATTGGTCACGTGGAACGATCCTGCCGACATGTACGCGCAGAAAGTCGAATACGTCGAAGACCAGGAAGCTATTGCACGTTTTGGCGTCGTGCCCACCGAAGTGGTGGCCGTGGGCTGCACAAGCCGTGGCCAGGCAAACCGCGTCGGACGCTGGCTGCTGTTTTCTGAGCGCTATCAGTCCGAAGTTGTGTCGTTTGCCACCGGAATCGAAGGCGCTATCGCACGACCTGGCCAAGTCATTAAAGTGGCTGACGCGTCACGCGCCGGCGCACGACTTGGCGGCCGCATAACCGCTGCCAGCACAACGGCGATCACGTTGGACGCATCCGTCACACTGGGCGCATCGACCTGGACGCTGTACGCCATGCTGCCAAACGGAACGGTGGAATCGCGTACCGTTTCAGGCGCTGTCGGCGCTGTTGTCAGCGTCACGTCGGCATTCTCTGCGGCCCCACAAGTGGGCGCGCAGTGGATCATGTCGACCAGCACCGTCGAAGCACAGACATTCCGCGTGCTGTCAATGTCCGAGCAGGAAAACGGCGTCATCGAGATCACGGCGCTGAAGCACTACCCAGACAAATACACTGCCGTTGAAAACGGCCTGGTGCTGCAGACGCGTGACATCACGCAGCTGAATGATCCGCCACCACCAACATCGAACGGAAAGCTGACGGAATACCTGTACGTCACACTGACAGACGTCAAAGTAGGTGCAACGATCACATGGGATCAGGTGGCACGCGCCACGACTTACGAAGTCAGCTACCGCGTGAATAATGACAACGCCGTGATCGTCACAACAGGCGCCAACACGCTTGAACTGTTGGATACACCGGCTGGTGAATACGTGATCACCATCAGATCTTTGTCTTCGTTGGGTGTTCGATCAACGCCATATACGTTTTCTGTTTCTGTGCTTGGAAAGACGGCGCGACCAGCGGACGTCACTGGCCTGCAAATGACCGTACAAGCCGACACAGGCATATTGCAGTGGGATAGCCACGCAGATCTGGACGTTCGCATCGGCGGCCAAATTTCTATTCGCTACAGCGAGGAACTGGAAGGCGCGCAGTGGAATACTTCGCTGCCTGTTGGCGATTTCCCAGGTTCATCTACGAACGGCACGGTGCCACTTCGCGCCGGCACTTATCTGGCCAAAGCCAAGGACAGCAGTGGAATTTTGAGCCAGAACGCAGCACTGATCGTAACGGATGCGGCAAACATCATGCAGTTCAACGCCGTGGCATCGTCACAGCAGGACCCTGCATTTGCAGGCACCAAAACAGATCTGGTTCTGCTAAACAACAAACTGCTGCTGGATCAGTCCACATACGTGGACGCGATGACCGACTTCGACGCTGTCACAAACATGGAAGGCGGACTGGTCGCGTCAGGTGAATATCAGTTCGACAATTATGTCGACACTGGCGCCGTCTATACCAGCCGCGTCACCGCGTCGTTTAGCGTTGTGTCATACAACATCACCAACTTGGTCGACGAATGGGGAATGATCGACGGTCTTGGTTTTGTCGATGACGGCCAGCTTTCGACAGACTACGTGGATGCGTGGACAAGCTGGGATGCCATTGCAAACATTGATCTGCCAAACACATTCGACGATGCAACGCTGCAGGTCTACATCAGCACCACAAACGAGGATCCAGCTGGAACACCAACATGGTCAGCATGGCGCCTGTTCTACGTTGGAGACTACACGTCGCGCGCTTTCAAATTCAAAGTGAAGCTGTCACGCGGAGAAAATACAAACAACCAAGTGGCGCTGTCGGTGCTTGGCGTGACCGTGGACGTTCCAGATCGCATTGAGAGCGCCAACAATGTTGCTGTTGGCACCGGTGGATTGTCCGTCACGTTTCCCAACGCGTTCTACGCAACCCCAGCGATTGCTGTCACCGCAGAAAACATGGCCACCGGAGACTACGCGCTAATTACCGCGAAATCTGCCGCAGGGTTTACAATTCAGTTCAAGAATAGCGCAGGCACCGGCGTGGCCCGTACCATGGACTGGATCGCCAAGGGCTTCGGTTACAGGAACTAAGGACGAAAATGAGCCAACACGATTACAACATTGCGAACGGCGGCGGTGCCGCTGTACGCGCCGACATCAACAACGCCCTGCTGGCGGTTCTGTCGCAGAACAGCGGAGCGACTGCGCCAACTACCACCAAGCCGTTCATGTTTTGGTACGACACGACTACAGGCATTTTCAAAATAAGAAATGCAGCTGACAGTGCATGGGTAACTTTTGCGGCTGGAGCGATTGCAGATGCAAGCATTGCTCAAGCCAAGCTCGCTGCTGGCGTTGCTGGTACTGGCCCTGCGTTCAGTGCTTATTTAACTGGTGCTCAGTTTGTAACTACAAACGTCAGTACAAAAGTCACATTGAACACAAAAGAATTTGACACTGCTTCGTGCTTTAACAACACAGGGTCAACAGTAGGCGGTATTCCTGCTTATGCATTTATGCCAAATGTGGCTGGATACTATCAATTTTCTGCACAACTAGGTGGAAATGCAACAGGCGTTCAAACACAAGTTGAGGCACGTATTTTAAAAAATGGAGTAATAGTTTCAGACGCAAATATTTATCTAAGCACTGGAGCACTTAATAACTGCTATGTGACTGCATCAAAGTTGCTTTACTTAAATGGTTCAACTGACTACGTAGAGTTTTATGGTCTTGTCCAAGCAGCAAATACCCCGAGATTTGATGCAGGCGCAGCGTATACGTATTTGACTGGCTTACTTGTGAGGGCAGCATGATGACACTTCCAGAAAAAATCAAAGCAATCTATCCTGAACTCACAGACCGTGACTTCATGGACACCATCCGCTTGCAAAACGACAGCGATGGCAACGGCGACTACATCGCAAAGTGGGAACACCCAACGTTTTCTCGACCAACTGACAAGCAGCTGGCTGCCGCCGATATATGAGCCAGCACGACTACGTCATCGAGAACCAGGACGGCGCGAGCTTTCGCGCTGACATCAACAGCGCACTGGCGGCCGTCGTCAGCCTTAACAGCGGCCTGACTGAACCAGCTGCACCGTTTGCCTACATGCTGTGGCAGGACACGACTGCCGGCGTTTTGAAGCAGCGTAACGCAGCAAACACTGCATGGTTGACACTGACAGATGCACTAGAGATCCGTCAGCTGACGACCGCAGCCGTTCAAGCCACCACATCTGGCACGTCCAAAGACTTCACCAGCATCCCAAGCTGGGCGAAGCGCATCACCGTCATGTTCAATAACGTGAGCAGCAACGGCACAAACTCACCGATGATTCAGCTTGGAACCGCGAGCAGCATTGAAGCCACTGGCTACAATTCTTCGACAGCTGACGCGGGTGGACGCAACACAGAAGCCACTGGCTTTGCGGTCTGTCGCGGCGTTGGCGCGGGCGACTTTGTTTCAGGAGTGATGCAGCTGTCGTTGCTAGATGCTGCGACTAACACATGGGTCGCAAGTGGCAACACTACCCGCACCACAAGTGCGAACAGCTACTACAACAGCGGCGCCAAGGCACTGGCCGGTGTGCTGACACGACTGCGTTTTACGACCGTTGGCGGCACCGATGTGTTCGACGCTGGAAACGTCAACATCCTGTACGAATAACATCACCGAAAGACACGGCATTCACATGGCGGTCAGTCAAAACTGCCGTGTAAAATGCCATCAATTCCACACACAGCGACACCATGGAAACCCCTAACATTCACCACGACCTTGGACGCCACGATGCACAGATTGAGGCTCTGCAAGAGCAGGTGAAGCAGTTGCACGTGGACATGCAGAAAATGAACGAAACGCTGTCGAAGATCAGCGCCACGTTGTCCGAGGCTAAAGGTGGATGGAAGACGCTGATGCTGGTGGGTGGCATTGCAGCCGCAGTCGGCGCGACATTCTCAAAGCTGGCCGCCTGGTTCCACCAGCTGAACTGATGTGGACCCATTCACCGCGCTGGCTGCATTGCGTGCCGCCTACAGCGGGATTCAATACTGCTGTGAGGCGTTAAGCGAAGGGACCGTACAGGTCCAAAAGATCAAGAAGGCGGCCGAACAAGCGCAGCAGATCGTGAAGGATGTGCGTGGCATCTGGGGCATCATCAAAGGGCTGTTCGGGGCCAAGCCAGCGCCAGCACAGGCCGCACCTGTCGCTGCAGCGGCACCAGCCAAGCCAGGCAAAAAACCCAAATACGAATACACCACACACATCCCGACAGAGGATGAAGTCGTGCAGCAATTTGTGCAGCACGTTGGCAATTTTTTCAGCCAGCACCGCACGTTGTCCGAGTATTGCGAACAGCGATACGCCGAGGTCTACGCGATGGACCGCCCAGACCCGCGTGACATCTTGGAGCTGTCGCAGATCAAGAACGAGCTGGACGGCGCCTACATGAAACTAAGCGAAATGATGCGAGTGCGCGCCCCGCGACAGCTTGGTCCTTTGTGGGAAAATTTCAACCTGATCTACGGCCAGGTTCAAGAGGAACAGCAGGCACGCAAAGAACGCGAACGCATCAAACGGAACAACGACGCATGGCTACAAGACCAAACCAAAATTTTTCTAATCGACCGCCTGGTGGCGCTGGCGGTCGTAGCGGGTCTGACGATCTGGGCGTGGGCGCTGCTGTGGTCGTTAGGATGGCCAGGTCCGACACCGCCTGGTTTCGGGTCGTCGTGATCTTCTTGTCGCTGGCGCTGTGGATGGGTCTGCCGTTGGCGTTTCTGATCTGGAAAGACAACACGAAACGCTTGGCCAAGCAGGACGCCGTCATCGAGCAGCAAAACCGTAAAATATCCAAACTGGAACAAAAACTGAAAGACCCCGATGACACGAAGTGAACTGGAAATCATCATCAAGAAACGCGCTGCCATCGTCATCACGACGTTCGCTGCGCTGCTGGCCATCAACACCATGATCGGCGGCAGCAACAGCGGCCGCGTCCTGACCAACACCATCGCGGCCAACAACGTGTGGGCCTGGTATCAGGCTAAGAACGTGCGTTCGGTGGTCTACGCCACCACGGCAGACACGGCGCCCACGAAGGCAGTCGCTGAACACTACACAGCCGAAGCCAAGCGCATGAAGGCCGACATGGTCGAGCTGGAAGCCAAGGCCAAGCAGCTGGAAGCCGAGCGCGACGCAGCCAAGGCCCGTTCGGTGTTTTTCACATACGCAGGCAGCGCCCTGCAAATCGGAATCGTGCTGTCCACAGCAGCGATCTTGGCGGTCACCATGCCGCTGTTCTGGGCATCGGTGGGCGTCGGTTCACTGGGTGCCGTTCTTTTCGCCTTCGGGCAATTTGGAGTTTGACCCCATGAAGCAAATCATTGCAGCCATCAATTCGCGCACGTCGCAGTTCGCCATCGTCCCATTGCTGATCTTGGGCTGGTTCATCTACACCGACCCGTCGCCAAACTTCGCTGACACCATCCTGCGCGTCCAACTGTGGGCACAGGCCCTGCTGGTCACCGGCGTAGCATACGGCATCGGCAAGGCCATGCTGGGCAGCGCATCGAGCGAAGACCTGTACGAACAGTCGATCATGGGCAACTACGCGGCCGGCATCGCCTACCTTGGCGTCTGTCTGCTGCGCGGCATGGTGCTGTGCGGCTTGCTGTCGTTCTTTGCACAGGTGCAAAAGTGAAGCGCCTGGCGGCCATCCTGTGCGCATTCAGCATGGCGGCGGCTGCCAGTGCAGCGCCAGCCAAGCGCGCGCCACCACCAGACGTCAAGACCTACATTCCAGAACAGGCAGTGGAATACATGCCGACGCTGAAAGCCCAGGTCAAAGACGTCTGGCCGGCGTTTCAATTTCCCAACTATTTCGGCGCCCTGATCGAGCATGAAAGCTGCATCAGCCTGACGCACAGCAAGTGCTGGAACCCAAAGTCGCGCCTGAAATCAGACCGCGAGGAAGGCGCCGGCCTTGGCCAGCTGACCCGCGCATTCAAGGCCGACGGTTCCACGCGATTCGATGCGCTGGAAGATGCCAAGCGCTTAGATGCCAAGGGCTTGAACGATCTGCGCTGGGAAACCGTTTACAGCCGGCCGGATCTGCAGATGCGCGTTCTGATCCTGATGACGCGCGCCAGCTGGAACCGGCTGGACAAGCTGGTGCCAGATCCAGAGGGAAAATTGGCCATGACGGATGCAGCCTACAACGGCGGCCTGGGTGGCGTTTTGAACGAGCGCAGAGCCTGCGGACTGCGTGATGGATGTGACCCCAACAAGTGGTTCGGCCACGTCGAAAAAGTATGCCTGAAATCAACCAAACCGCTGTACGCCGGCCGAAGCGCCTGCGACATCAACCGACACCACGTGGAAGACGTCCTGCACACCAGGATGCCGAAATACAAAGG